CTACAGAACCTAAAGCTGGCACATGGACAAGAACGCAGAAAATTGATCTCGGCAAAGAAGTATTAACACAGCACTTAACAGTGCCGCAGGAATACTTCCCCGACAGACCATTTTCTAGTCAATACCTACGGGATCAGCTTATGCAATTGTACTGTCGTCCTGCCATCTATTCAACGGATGAGCAGAACGATGTTGCTCTTGCTTATTTTGATTTCATGTTCGAGACTATAAGTCCATCAACGGTTCAAGCGAACTTAGATGCGGCTTATGCGTTGAAACTCAATGGGGTCACCGCGTATTCACTACGTGATGAGTCTCATGAGCTAAATGGTTATCTAAAACTTATAGAAAACCATGGAAAAAAGAAATATGGGGGAGCAGACTATTATATTGACATAAAGTCATATAAACAGCGGCTCTCACAACTTTCTATTTCTGACCCAACCCTTCTGGAACAGTTCAATCAGTCAATTGATATTCAATTACTGGATCGTGTACTAATGCCTGAATTTAAGCAAGCATTTACTGCCGATATGGACCTAAGTTCTGCACAGATAGCGGATTTAACCGCTTTCGCGTTCAAACTTGGAAATTATTTCAGAAATCTAAAATAACTTAACCCCATTCCAATTATGGAATAAGGAACACCTAATGGCAAGTCTATTTGATACAGCAGTGAAGTTTCGTGAGATTTCTTCAGATAAGATTGTGTACAACCTTCCAGGGAATTCTATTGAAGCCCCAAAGAAAGTTACAGTAACGTCAACTTTACCAGTCCCTCGTAAGGGGAATCCTGGAACTGTTAAAACGTTATTTAATGTACACAAGCAGGTTACCCTGGATGTTGGCTTATCAACAGAACGTCAGGCCCCAATCGTAATGAAACTAGAAGTTTCATTCCCGCTCGGTTCTACCGATGCGGATCGTATTGCGGCTTTGACAGATGTTGAAGGTTTAACAGATTATACCGATGCGAAGCTACAAGCTTTGCTACGAAACGGTATATTACCTCAGGATTAGATTTTCTAATAACCTGCGATTATAGGAGCACGCCATGGACAGTTATGACTGGATGCAACTTGTGACGTTTCTACTTGAAGTAGACTTCTTCACATACGCATCGGCAGTTCTAGCAGTACTAATGGAGTTTCTCGTATAATCTTATTCCATTACTAGTGGTAGCGATAATAATCACTTCCACGTTTATAGTAAAGAGATCTTATATGACAAAACTTCCGTTATCAATCGATATGGAAATAGTTAGTACTAAAAACCGTCTCGGTTTTTACTCTAACTTATGTTTGACATCTTTCCAAAATGTTAAACATTTTTTCACATCTGACATTCAACGTAAAATTGAGGGAGATCTCCGTCGCGGAGATCTTACAGCATGCCAGCATCCAAGCGTGGAACAAAAATTGTCCCAGGCGAAGAAGAAAGGCGACATGTCCGTAAAGGACTTCAGTCAACTGTATCAATTTTACAGCTTAACAAAAAAGTTAGCCCTACCTGGCAATCAAAAGCTATGTAGGGATAATGGATATGCTAAGTTGTTAGATGGAGAAGCAAAATGTAAGGTTACTAACATGACCATAGATGCTAGAGTTTCTAGCAACTACGCCCTTTTTGATCGTGTTAAAATGATCATACAGGACATTATTGGTGATGTACCGAACAATTTGTTTACTGGAACCGAGGTAAAATTTGGACCAGGGTCGACTGTTAATTTAAATAACCGGTCATTTGAACAGACTGGATTATTTTATAAACTAACAGACCGACTCATAGTACCCGAGAGGGCAAAATATTACCTTGCGGCTCTTGTTTCAAGCAACCCCAACTGGGTATCAATGCTTGCAACACACTATCGTACTCAGAAAAATTCGGATGAAAGCTATATCAATTATGAAATGCGTGTTTTTAAAAAGCATTTCGAAATAGTTTCCAACGATTTTCCGAGTAAAATTGGTTTTGTTAACAAAGATAGTGAGGAGTTTCGTACCATCGGAATTGAGATGAACGGTTTAATGCCACTTCAGATGTGTATCGGGAATCATTTTTCTCGAAATTTACTGAAGAAGACTGGTATAAACCTAAACTCTCAGGAACGCAACAGACATTTAGCAAAGCTAGCCAAAGTTTTTGGCTTAGCAACTATAGATCTGAAAAACGCCAGCGGAAGCATTGCTCTGCTGCTCGTTAAAGCGTTATTTCCTGTAGACTGGTACTGTCTCATCGAAGCTTGTCGCTCGTCGCACGGTTGTGCTACGGGAGAAGAGCCTATCGAATATGAGATGGTGTCGTCTATGGGAAACGGGTTCACTTTTGAACTCGAGTCACTCATTTTCTATGCGTTGGCCAAAGCCACGTGTGAAAGTGAGGGGGTTTCTGATTTTGAATGTAAACGTAGCTTAACAGTGTTCGGGGATGATATAATTCTTCCTCAACGCTGCGCCGCAACATTCATGCAAAACCTTACCCTTTTTGGGTTCACAGCCAACTATGAGAAGTCCTTCACTGAAGGATTTTTCTATGAAAGCTGTGGAAGTGACTATTACGATGGAACGGATGTAAGACCTTTCTTCCTTAAAAGAACCGTATCTACAATGAAAGATTTTTATTTCTTGTTAAATAGTTTGTTATACAAAGCTATTCAGCAGGAACGATCTGACCTTTTAGATATATATAAGTTCTGTTATGGATTTATAGCTGATAAATCATCCTTTGGTCCTTTACATTTTAATCTTAATGATTACGGTAAAGTTCGGACTGATGATCTTGAAGCTGTATTGCGTGTTCCTCTTGAGTTTGCCCAATCAAACGGTGGTGTGGTTTTCAACTACACTATCCAAGCTTGGCAGTACAAAAAGTGGATCAATATCGCACTGCTTTGTCCTTTAAGTCAGTCTAGTCAGTACGCCGTAAGGCATGCTCGCTATATGACTTTCTTAAGAGGTACTAAAGCAGGAGAGGTTGCACTTCGCGGTCGTGTTAAATCACGACAAATTACTGATGTCACTTCCGCTTGGGATGGGCATATTACAGTTAAGGCAACGAAGATTCTCGCATCAATGTTTGAATCTTTGAAACCGAAACTTAACCAAAAGCTAGTTTTTACTAGCTCCTAGTGATGATTAACGTAACAGCCTCACCTGCCCTTTCCAGGCAGCTATTGGATGTTAGTTTATCATGAG